CTCAGAAACAGATTTTGGATTAAGTGAGTTTCCATCACAACATAAATGTGGTCACTTTATTGCAATGGATAATGGAAATTTTGCAATACAACCAAATAATCGTTTAACTATTCATGATCCTTCATTTACAGTCAAAGAAAATTTAGTAATAAATAGAAAATATAATACTACATTATGGACGGCAGAAAGAAATGCTAGGTGGGTTACACCAGATACTGACATTATGAACTATGACCATACAGATTTGAAAAATGGTGAATCAAATAAAAAAAGATCTGACACATATAACCAGTTAGATAATGAAACTATTAATAAATCATAAAAATACTATTTTTGATGGTGAAAAACCTTTACTGCACTTAGAGGCAATTAGAGAAAATGAATCTTGTAAATTTATGTTTGAAAATGGTTGGGTTCCATTTAACAATATTTGGTATCAAACTTGTTCTTCAAGACTAGAATTAAAAGAAATTTCTAATTCAAGAAAAAAACAAATTAATAAAATTAACATATCTTATAAAACTAATAATGATAAAATTTTAATTCCAAAAAATATTGAAGATTATAAAAGTGATAATTATTTAGATTTTTTCTTTGATGATATATTTTGGGGTAGAGTTAATTTTTATGAAGATCAAATTTTTTATTCTGTTATGAATAACGTACATGATAAAAAATCTTATGGTACTTTATCTTTTTATTATTTAATTGATAAATACAAAAATAAATATAAATATTTATATATAGCAGATTTTTTTGAATTATTTAAATACAAAGCAAACCTTCCAAATTTTGAATTTTGGAATGGAATTGATTGGAAAAAATTATGAAAGATCCAAATGAAATTGTGAAAATTGAAAAAGCCATAGCACAAAAGTATGGTGAAGATACAATTGCAAATCCAAAACACTATTGGAATGAAGACAAAGAAAAAGAATATTTAAACCAACTAAAAGAAGTTTCTAAAAAAGAACAACAAAAAGATCAAAAGATTGATGTTGGTGGTATTTTTATTTCTAAAAAACTACTTAATAAAGACAGCAAAAGAAGTTGTCCCGTTTGCCAAATTTATTCTTTTGATTTATCTGATGATTTATATATGAATCGATTTGATTGTTGTAGAAAATGCTATATTCAATGGGTTGAAGGGAGAGAAGAAAGATGGAAAACAGGATGGAGGCCAAATGAAAATAACAGTAAGTCGTGAAGAACTTAAGCAAATAATTAAAGAAGAGTGGGAACGCGAAACACTTTTAGAAATGCAAGGCGCACAAGCAGCAAATTCTATGTTAGGTTCTGATCAAGCAGAAGAATTTGGGTTTGATAGCCCACCCCCAGATATGCCACAAGGATACGATGAGACTGTTGAAGGTCAAGATCAAGAATTAGATTATGAAGGTTATATGACAAAAAGCCAACTTTTTAAGATTGGTGAATACGCATTAAAACTTCACGATATGATACAAGACGGCGAAAATCTCCCAGAATGGATGCAATCAAAAGTTTCTCAAATGGAAAAAGACGTTGGTTCTGTTTATCATGCACTTAAATACGATAAAGTAAGAGGTACTGTATAATGGCTACTACTCTTGAAATAATTCAAGGCATCGCACAAGCAGCAGCAAATGCTTATGATGGTTCACATATTAGTAAGTATAATGTTGGTGGAGAAGAAAAGAAAATAGGACTCCGTAGAGAAGAGGGTGACCCAATTCTTGATTCAAGAATTATTGATGGGTTCAAAGTTAAATTTAAAGGAAATAAACTTTGTGTAACTTATCAAAGTGAAATTTCTATGAAAGAAGTTCATAAAGGTGGCAAATTTGAATCTGAAATGGAAGGTGTAATGGCTGACATTGTTAAATTTTTAAAGAAAGAATATAAAACAATAACAGGTAACACCCTTTCATTAAAACCAATTGATGAAGTAGATATTTTTGTTCAACCTATTTCAAGAACAAGAACAGACCTTTCTATGTATCAAGAGTTTGAGATTACTTCTTTAGACAAATCTGTTTTACCAGTTGGCTCACCTTCTGAAGATACAATAAGAGATATTACAAAAAAGTTTCTTTCTATGGGAAGAGAAAAAGCTAAAAAAGCACAAAACGATAAAAGACCAGCAGAAAAGAAAAAAGATTAAAATGAAATGGCTGTTTACCGTCCCACAAAACAACAAATACAATCTGAAATTTTAAAGTGTGGTAAAGATCCAATTTATTTTTTAAATACATACGCAAAAATTTCTGATACACAAAAAGGTCCAATACCTTTTAGAACATTTGAATTTCAAGATCAAGTTCTAAAAGATATGAAAGACTATAGATTTAATGTAGTTTTAAAGGCAAGACAGTTAGGACTTTCAACAATTGTTGCAGGGTATATTGCTTGGTTAATGTTGTTTCACAGAGATAAGAATGTTCTTATCTTAGCAACTAAATTGCTTTCAGCATCTAACTTAGTAAAAAAAGTTAAGTACATCATTAAAAGTTTGCCAGATTGGTTAATGATTGCCGATGTATCTATAGATAATAGAAATTCATTTGAACTTACAAATGGTTCTCAAATTAAAGCTTCAGCAACTTCTGGCGATGCTGGTCGTTCTGAGGCTCTTTCTTTGCTTGTTCTGGACGAGGCAGCATTTATTGAAAACATGAAAGACCTTTGGACAGGCGTTTATCCTACAATGGCTACTGGTGGTCGTTGTATAGCTATTTCAACTCCAAATGGTGTAGGTAATTGGTTTCATCAAACATATATTGATGCAGAAAGTGGAATAAATGATTTTCATCCAATAAAATTACATTGGTCTGCTCATCCAAACAGAGATCAATCTTGGTTTGAAAAAGAAACCAGAAATATGTCAAAAAGAGAAATTGCTCAAGAATATGAATGTTCTTTTAATGCATCTGGTGAAACTGTCATTGAACCAGACGATTTGGAAAGATTACATTCTAATTTTAAAGAACCTAAACATAGAACAAGTGCCGATAGAAATTATTGGATTTGGAAAGAGTTTAATTCAGAAAAATCATACGTTCTTGTAGCAGACGTTGCAAGAGGCGATGGTAAAGATAATTCTGTATTTCATATAATAGATATTGATTCTTTTGAGCAAGTAGCAGAGTATCAAGGAAAATTAAGTACAGAAGACTTTGCTAATCTCTTAGTAACTGCTGGTAAAGAATATGGTAATTGTATGATAGTTGTAGAAAACAATAATCTTGGATTTTCAGTAGTTGAAAAAATTATTGTTGCTAATTATCCAAATATTTATTATTCAACAAAAGGTTCTGGAGATTATGTAGATCAAATATCTGCTGAAGGTGCATTGAATACAGTTCCTGGTTTTACAACATCACACAAATCAAGACCATTAATAATTGCAAAGCTTGAAGAGTTTATTAGAAATAAATCTGTTACAATTAATTCATTAAGAACAATTAACGAACTAGATACATTTATATGGTCATTAGGCAGACCACAAGCGATGCAAGGATATAATGACGATTTAGTTATGTCTTTAGCAATTGCTTGTTGGATTAAAGATACAGTATTTCAAACAAATCAAAGAGAACTAGAATATAAGAAAGCCATGTTGACAAGTTTTGTAAAAAGCAATACAATGATGGATACAAAAATACCTGGTATGCAAGGTTACAATAAAGATTTAACTATTTCCAGAAATGAAGCAAAACAGCAATACGAGCAGTTCTTCTGGGTTTATAAAGGATAAAAATGGCAGATCAAAAATTTAATAATACTAAAAATCAAGACTCTGAATTGTTTAAGAGGCTTACAAAACTATTTTCTGGACCAATTGTAAATTACAATCAACCAGTTCAAAGTAGATACAGACGAAACCAAATAGATAAATTTGGTCAGAAATTTACATCTGCTAGTGGTTTAGAGTTTAAAAAATCTGTTTATAATCCATACGAAAATTTTTCTTCTAAAATGATGTCAAATCAGAATCGAGCCGATAGGTATATCGATTTTGATCAAATGGAATACATGCCAGAGATTGCATCTGCTCTTGATATTTATGCAGATGAAATGACAACGTCTAATGAACTTAATAATATGTTAAATATTAAATGTGGAAATGAAGAAATAAAATCTATATTGAACACATTATATAATAAAACTTTAAATCTTGATTCAAATCTTTTTAATTGGTGTCGTAATATGTGTAAATATGGCGACCATTTTTTATATTTAGATATTGATGAAACATTAGGTATCAAATCCGCTATTGGTCTTCCTGCAAACCAAATTGAAAGAATGGAAGGTAAAGATCCAACAAATCCTAATTACGTTCAATTTCAATGGAACTCTGGTGGTTTAACGTTTGAAAATTGGCAAGTAGCGCATTTTAGAATTCTTGGAAACGATAAATATTCTCCATACGGCACTTCCGTTTTAGATCCAGCAAGAAGAATTTGGAGACAACTTACATTGCTTGAAGATGCAATGATGGCTTATCGTATTACAAGATCACCAGAACGTAAAGTATTTTATATTGATGTTGGCAACATTCCTCCACAAGAAGTTGAGCAATATATGCAACGTGCAATGACTTCAATGAAGCGTAATCAAATTGTAGACCAAAATACTGGTCGTGTTGATTTACGTTACAATCCAATGTCAGTAGATGAAGATTATTTTATTCCTGTTCGCGGAGGACAGAATAATACAAAAATTGATGCACTTCCAGGTGGTCAATTTGCTTCTGCTATTGAGGATGTAAAATATCTTAGAGATAAATTATTTGCTGCTCTTAAAGTTCCTATGTCATACCTTATTAGAGGCGACGGAGCTTCAGAAGATAAAGCAACTCTTGCACAAAAAGATATTCGATTTGCAAGAACTATTCAAAGACTTCAAAGAGTTGCAATTGCAGAGCTAGAAAAGATTGGTATCATTCATTTATTTACTCTTGGGTATAGAGGGTCAGATTTAATTTCATTCAAACTTTCTCTTAATAATCCATCAAAGATTGCTGCACTACAAGAACTTGAACATTGGAAAACCAAATTTGATGTTGCTGGTGCAGCTACTGAAGGCTACTTCTCTAAACGTTGGATTGCTCAACATATCTTTGGATTATCTGATGAAGAATTCCTACGTATCCAAAGAGAGCAATACTATGACCGTAAATTTACAGCATCACTTGAAGCTGCTGGCGCACAACCACAAGGCGGTGCTGGTGGTGGTGGAGGCGGCGGTTTAGGTGGTCTTGGAGGAGGTCTTGGAGGACCAGAGGCTGGTGGACCAGAAGGCGCACCAACTCCAGAAGGAGCAGCACCAGAAGGTGGAGA